TTGATCTGATAGCAACTTGTCCCTAGATAAATCTATCTTTATCTTATCCATTACCAATTAACTCCCTTAGTTTCTTTTAGTAACTTTATCATAGCTTTTAAATACCATTCTGCTTTTTCTGCATCTTGCAAAGGTTTATCTTTATTCCACATCCTCATAATATATTTAAGTATATTACCTTGACAATACGATATAGCTTCATGTTTACCCAATGTATCTACAATTACATCATAGGTTTCATACTTACCTTTGTTGTAATGTTCAGGGTGATTCACCATATCCTTTATAATTTTTTGTGTCATTATGCATTGCCTTCAGTTTTAGTCCATGAAGATAAATGAGATACTACTTTCTTTTCTTTTACATTACCTAGTTCACCTGATGTAGCCATTCTATCCATTTCTTCTGAAACCCTATCTGCAAAATCTTTATTTGTATTTAGTAAATGGAAGCATGTTACCAAAGCATACATTGTATCTTTAATAATCTCATGCTCTTCATCTTCTAATCTTGTAACAGGCATAATTAAAGCACTTAAATCTACTTTACCTATCCAACCTTTTTCATCAAAGGCAGGTCTTATTACAACTGCAACATCATCATCTTTTAATTTAGTGTGTGCATTTTCTGCAGTAATTGTTTCTTCATCATCTCTATCAAACATAGTGCTTTATCCCTTTAAAATTAATTAACTCAGGTACTTCTACTTTTTTACTACAATCTAACCATTCTTCTGGTATTACTTTTGTTGCATATAAGAAGTTATATTTCTCGCACCACTTTGCATATGTTGTTTTAGATTTCTTGTTTAGTTTTTTATTACTGTTTGTAAATATAAATCTTATATCTAACTCTGGATGCTGCTTCTGTATTAGTATATGTTTTCTTCTATCTGATGGTGTAAACAATCCTTTTGTTTCTATGATTACTCCATTAGGTAGTACAAAGTCTGGTGTATATTTTCTATATGCCAGATCTTCCCATTCTATTTTTATTGTTTCATAACCTACATCTAACTTAGCTTCTGTTAGTTGCTTTTGTACTTCAACCTCAAGTCCACTTCTATATCCTTTTCTTTTAGAGGCTGCATACGACTTTGCATTAAACATTATCTAACTTCTGTGTAGCATACCATCGGTGGGTTTTCAGCTTGTGAAACTTTAGATGGCATCTCTTTTAATCCAGGCCAACAGGCATGCCTATATGCACACCATGAACATTCTTGACCTAGCTTACGATTACCTGAAGGTTTCTTACGATAGGTTTCAGGTTCATCTTCAAAGCATCTTCTAAATTTATTTTCTTGTAATTCTTTGTGTAACTGTTTTGTTTTTTGTAAAACATCTTTTGTATTTAAGTTTGGTGAGTCAACATGTTTGAACTCACCTGTTCCTTTGTTAATTACCCACCAACCATTTGGTTTGGTATTAGTAGCTTCAGCATATCCTGCTAACTGAGCTATATAACCAAAGCTATCTTTTTCAGCTAGTGTATCGTATGTTTTAAATTTATTTTGATAAGACCACGGGCTTGCAGATTTAATGTCAGCAACTCCTGTATCAAATATAATGTCTGGTGTTCCAGGTATCTTGCAGCCATCACCAAGATCTAACTCAACTTGTTCTCCATTTTTATATGAAACACCTGAGGCTGTAAGTAAACCTTTGAATACAGCCTCAAGTATATCACCTATCAACATCATAATAATAAAGTTAGCTGATGGAGGAAGAGCCGACTCTGGCTTGTTTTTATCAAACCAGAGTTGGCAATAGGGTCTGCCGATATTAGACATCCGAAGTGTAAAGTCCTGATTCTTTTTCTCGACAAACTGTTTATTGAGTGCAATCTCAATATCTTTAACAATACTTTTTAATACTTTCTTAGATAGAACAGTATCTTTAGCAGTAATGCTATTAAGATATTTATGGATTGCTAGTTCAATAGGATTAGACAGCATTACCTATCTCATCAATCTCAACAAACTCGTTAACTAAAGCATCATTCTCTTGTTGCTTTTTAGCATCAATAGATTCCTGATGATTTGTATTAACCCATGTGTTGTAGTTTTCAATCCAATCAGTAAAAGACTTAAAGGTAGTCTGATCTTCTGGTGTGATCTCAATTAAGTTTGGCAGCAACTCTACACTTGGAACATAGTACTTGTTACCAGATGCAATCTGTCTTTCATCTGTACCTAACTTAATGAGATGCTGTGGTAGTAACCTAGATTGTTTAGCCATTTGAGCTATAGGTGTACCCATAGTCTTAAATGCTTCACGGTTATCTACCTCATAGATAAATGGAATATCTTCCTGTGGATCAATATCTAAACCTTGACCATCAACTGCATTATCAAAAGTAGCTAGACCAAACAACACTCGAACTCTTTTAATACTTTTAATCAAGTTCTTCTGACTCTCTGGTAAAGCTTGATAGTCTTCTATCCAACCACTAGGCTTGCCACAGTTAACACCTCCAATGTTATCAATAAGATCTGATTTCAAGTCATTAGCCATGATTGTTTTCACAAATGTGCCTTTGCTATCTCCATTAGCCATTATGTATCTTTTATACATAAACTTCTGTTGGAATAATCTAATTTTTGGATCTTCTTGATAAATCTTATCACCATCAGGTAACTCTAAAGAATACATACCAGGATCTACGACCTTGATAGTTTTCTTTTTACCTTTAATTTCTGTCTCACCATCGATACCTGAGTGATCTATCTTTAACCTAGCTAGATTGCTCTTAGTCTTTTTGGTGTCCATATCAGCAGTCATACCCATAGCTGTTGCTAACTGGTTGAAACTACCTTTATCTGTACTGAGTGTAACCATATCTGTAGACATATATTTCTCTCCTATATTTCTGTCTGTTCTAACCAACTGTTACCTATCTTCATATCTAACTTCAAAGGTACATTAAACTTAATACCCCACCTAGTTCTCATCAAGGATACTAGGTTCCCTTCTATATCCTTAATTACATCTATAACATCCTCTACTTCTGTCGGATGTACATCTATAATAAGGCTATCGTGAACTGAGTTTACCACAATACTTTTTAGATGTGTCAGTTTTTTTGTTACCTCCACTAAAACTAATGGCACAATATCTGCTGTAGCAAATGATTGCACAGGATAGTTTTTAATCTGAGTAAAGTGAGAAACACTACCGTCTTTTCTTCTTGTACAATCAGGAAAAGCAAACTGCCTACCACTTGGTGTAGTGATAGCTCCTTTTGTAATAGCTTCATTAGCTAATACTTTATGCCATCTTGCGATTCCTTTGTACTTCTGTAAAAAGTGTTCATAGTATTTAGCCTCAGCAGGTGTTCTACCATAGCCAGTGGCCCCATATAAAGGAGCAAATGTATGGGTCTTGGCTACTTGCCGTGTAGTAGGCTGCCCTGCATCCGATATAATCTTAGCAGTATAACTATGAACATCGAAACCTTCTACTACTTCTTTAATAGCTGTCTCATCTTGACTAAGATAAGCAGCCACTCGAAACTCTAACTGAGCAAAGTCAGCTTCGAGTATCTGTCCATCTTCAAACCTAGATACAAATACTTTCTTAACTGGAAAGGTAGATCCTCTAGGTATGTTTTGCATGTTAGGATTAGAACCACTAAACCTACCTGTTGTAGTTATATGTTGATTTAGTTTTACATGCAGCATTGAATCTTCTTTCATAAAGTTATCAATACCATCTACAAAGTTAGAAAGATAGCTAGTGATAGCAGACAGTCTTTTTAGTTTGTCTAAGAAGTCCCTTGCTTCTGTCATCTCTTTCTTGTGAGCTACTGCACTTAACATTTCTAAACTACTCTTACTAGTTTTAAAACCATTAGCACTAGCCCACTTAATACTAGATGGAGAAAACTTAAGACCTGCTACAAACTTTGTATCTTCAAGTATAAATCCTTTAGCATCACAATCTTTACACTTAGTTGGTTTCTTGTATCGAGATCCGTCTTTTCTTATCTTGAATACAGAACCTCTACCTTTACATGTAGTACACTGCTTTGCTTTTGTTTTGTATATTGTTTTGAATTGTTTCTTAACTGCTACTTTAAATACAGTATTGTCCATGTAAGGTTCATTGTTGATAGTATCTAGCCAATTACTTTTAGACAAAGGCTTACGACTAAATAATACCCAAGACAATTGTTCAGGACTATTTAGATTAATAGGTGTATCACCCATTAGATACTTTGTATATTTCTGTAAGTCAGTTTCTAGTTGTAGCTTCTCATCTTCAAACTCTTTACGAACCTCTTTGAGTTTATCTCTATCTATCTTGAAACCATTCTGATACATCCTAGATAAACAGTAGGCTACTTCATTTGTTAGTTGCACAACTGGAAAAAGTGTGCTATTAATTAGTTTTTTTGTTTGTTTTTGGTATATCTCTTTGGTTGCACCCAAGTCATGTTTTAGATAGTTTTCTAATTCAGTTCTGGGTATATCCCTGGTTGAATATCCCTTTTTGAAATACACCTTGAGTGTGTCCTGTTTTAGTGTTTGACACCTGTAGTGTTCAGCAACTGCTGCAAGATTTAGTGCTGTTGTCCCAAGACCTTTATTGAGTATGTGTTGAGAGAGCATTGTATCGTACACTCTTCCTGTATATACGAATCCCGATTCCCAAAGCCATAGTAAGTCGTGAGAAATATTATGACCAACAAGAGTAGTAGTCTCATCTAGTATCCTCTGAACTGTGTTTCTGTTATGTACAACATCATCATCTTCAGTAATGTCACAATGGTCGAAAATATAAGTGGATGAATCTGTAGCATCGAGTGGGTAAACACCAACCATAACCAAAGAGTTTGTCCTCTCGAATGGATCAAGGTGACTTTTACCGTTCTTAGTAGTAACTGTATTTTCAACATCAAGTATTGTTGTAGTCATCAAGTAGCCCCTTTTTTTGTAATCTTGCTATGATTACTTTTTTTATTATATCTTTAAAAAAATAACTATAACCTATATCATTTGCTTCTTTTAAAAAATCATCAAGAGATGTTTTTAATACTTCTTTATGTTCAGCATTTACTAGATCTTCTAGTTTACTCACGATGTATATTCTCCTGTTGTGTAATCAAACTCACAGTTAACAATTCTATGTACACCTGATATCTTGTTTTTAACAATGTTAAGATATCTCATACCATCATCTTCTGTCTGATCATTCATAGGTGGATTCCTCGCAATCAATATCATTAAGTCAGACTCACCTGCCAAGCCAGTCCTACTACCCTCGATCATAGCTTGACTAAGAACTATCTTACCCTCTGCTTCTGCTGATAGTTGAGTACAATAAACAACCAGGCAGCCATAAAGTTTACCAAGATTCCTAGCATGAATAGCATTTGCTTTCAAAGCCTCATGGCTATTAGTCGATGCACCTTCTTCTGCAAACTTAGAACCAATGTCTAATACTACAATGTCTGGTCTGTGTGATTTGATAACACCTTCAACCCACACCATTGTCTTTCCAGTAGCATCAACAAACTTTATGTTATCTCTTATTTTACCAAATACATCTATCGCATGTTCTTTTTTCTGCTGTATCTGATTCATAGTCATGCCAGTAGCACAAGTCATATATCTACTAGCCACTCGTTCTGGTTTTTCTTCGTTGCATAGCACAAGAATCTTAGCACCTTGACTAGCCCAACCATTTGGTGATGCACACAGAGTTGCATGGAAACTTGACTTACCTACATTAGATCGAGCACCAATAACAAACAGCATACCACTATCAAGTCCTGATACTGCTTGATACAAAGTATGAATGTTGAATCTGTATTTGTTACTTGCTGATGCTGCTGCAACTAGATGATCTACACTGCTATCAACAAACTTAACTTTTGTTTCTGGTGTGAAGTCATCTTTGTATTCTTCTAGTATTTGTCTTAGTGGTTCGAGACTGGACACTTCATTGTTTACAAACTGAAACCCAATGTTTGCAACCTTCTCACCTACATATTGTTGAAATAATTTACTTAGTACATCTTTTGCAACATCAACACCTAGTAAAGATGCACTTCGCATTTTGTTGAAGTGTATCTCATACTGATGTTTTTGGGATGTAGTAAGTGTTGGATTCTTTACAAAAAATAAAGACTTTAGTTCTTCTAGAGTCAGATCTCTTTCATAAGAATCCATAGATATATCAATGGTTTCTTTTATCTTTCTCAAGTCCTTGTTGAATAGATTAGCAGGACAGAGATTGCCTCTTGTATCATCGTAAAACTTTTTAGTCAGCAGACTCCTTAATAGACTGTGTTCCACCATTAAACTCCCTTTTTAATTTAAGTAAATACTGTATATCTTCTTCTCTTCTATACTTAATATCATCCATAAGTTTCAATGCAAAAGCATCAATACCATTTGATTTAAGTTCTTTTGTATATGCAATTGTCTTTGGTGCTGCATCTGGATCCAAAGCAACAATTACTTTCTTAAAGTTTTTTAATGCAAAGATATGGCTTTCAGTAAGAGCAGTGCCTAGTATAGCTACACCTGTAAGTCCTAGTGTCTCAACAACTGCAGCACTAATGCAGTCTTCAACGACAACTGCTATGACACATGAACCTCTTACATATCCACCTGCCATAGTCCCATATCGTTTCCATTTAGGAACTACATTTTCATTGATAGCTTTACCTATCCCATCTACAAGTCTTCCATTATCATAGATAGGAAATACTACACGATCTTCTTTAATGTCATACCTCAAGTCCAGTTCAAGTGAATCAATATCATATCTTTCACAAAAACCATCTACTATATGTCGATTAGCATCCGATACTACAGACTCTGGAAACACCTCTCCCTTTGAAACATTAATCCCTTTATTATTATCATTTGGATTTATTTCTAAAGTTTTCATCCTGGTCTTTATCTCCTCAACTGTCATAGTTGTGTTAGTAGCACCAGATATTGTACAGCTATTTGCATAACAATTGTAAAGTAATTTACCCATCTTGTTGATGGCAGTAAAGGTGTTAGCTCTTTTACACAAAGGGCATTTACCTCTAAACCTTTCACCATCGGATAGGTTCAAGTCTTCTACAAAGTTTCTAACTGATTTCATATAAAAGGTTTCCCATCTACTTCCACAGGATCGTGGGTTTCTATCCAGACATGAGCACCACAACTCAATGGTTTGTCTGGCCTATATATTATCTCACACTTACCTAATTTTACACTATGTCCATAAACATTATTCTTATAATTCTTAACAGTAAGAACTGGATCATTCTTATTATTCTTTCTGTTAGCTTTTATAACATGTTGATTTACATGAACAATTGTTTTCATTCGAGTCCCTTTCGTATCATTGCAGGTATCTTTCGATGTGATTGATACAACTCTTCTACTATTTTCATAGCTTCTTTTGAAGTCTCGTACCAAGACATACCTTCTCGTTTTGCATTTTTATAATAAATACAAAACCCTTTACCTTCTTTCCAACCTACTGTCATATATAATCCTGGTAATTCATACTTCAATATATCTCTTACTTTCTCATCACTCATAGTCCTTCTCCTCTTTTACTCAATGCTTCTGTTGCACTTAGCAATGTATGCTTCATGTAAGGAGCCAGTGATTGTGCATTAGCATGTCCTGTCACTGACATAATTTGTGGTAGTGGTACACCTGCATCTACCATTTCTGTTGTTGCAGTCCTTCTCATATCCATAATCCACAAAGTCTTAGGTAAACCTGCAGCCTCTCTAATCTTTCTAGCTATGTTATTGAGTCCTGCTTTACTGTAAGGTTCAGGTATAATTTTTTCATAGGCTATTCGAGGAGCTACATACTTCTGAAACTTCATGTCCTCATACTGTTTTTCTAATACTTTATGCAGCTCTTCTGTTGTTGGTAGGTAAACTCTAGCCCTTCGTTTTGACTGCTCTAACGTCAGTACACGTTTATCAAAATCATA